GGTGGCCGCCGGCTACACCAACCGCAGCGGCGCCGGCCTCGTCAACGGCCAGAGCGTGTTCACGTCCGAAACCGCGGCGACGGCCGCACCCGCCTAAAAGGAGCAGCCATGCGCTACGAGTTCGTGGACAGGAACGGCGTGCAGTTCGTGCGCATCAGCCTTGGCGCTGACGTGATCGAGCGCGAAGCCACCGAGCGGGATCACGCCGAGGCCGCGGCCGCCACCGCGGCCGAGGACTCGCTGGCGGCGGCGTTGGCGCAGGAAACCAAGGAGCGGGTCGAGCGTGAAAATGCGAACGAACGACGCGCGCTCGGTGACGAGCCGGCCGCCGCCGATCCGGTGGGGCAAAAGGCGCTCGAAAAGGAATTCGACAAGCAGCTTGCGCACGAGCTTGGCGAGGACGCCGACAACGGCAAGAAGAAGAGCCACAAGAAGGCCGCCGAGTAACGCTGACCCGCGCCTGCTCAAGCAAGCGCTCACCGCGCAGTTACTGCGCAAGCGAGGTACGTGATGGGTGCATCAATGGGTGGGCAGGCCCCCGACTACGGGCAGCAGATGATGGGCGGTGGTGGCGGCAAGGGCGGCGCGCCGCAGCCACCGCAGTACGGCGGCCAATTCCAGAACATGCAGAACCTGATGCAGAACGAGGCGCAGGCCGCGCAGGCGCAGCAGAACGGGCAGCAATCGTTCGCGCCGGGCTCGCTGGGTGGCGGTGATCCCGCGGCGATGCAGGATCAGATGCGACAGGCGATGCAGAACCAGAACTTCGGCCAGCAGGCCGGCGCGATGGGTGCGCAGAGCGCGATGGCGCCGGGCAGTGCGCTGGCGCCGGGCAGCGGGGTGATCGGCAACCTGCCCGCGCAGCAAGGCATGCAGAACCAGCTTGCGGCGCAGCAGGCCGCGATGGGCAAGATGGCGTTGCCGCCCGGCGGCGGTGGCGGCATGGGTATGACGCCCGGCGAGCAAGGCATGTTGAACGCGCAGCGCCAGAACGCCGCCGGCGGCGCCAACCAGCAGGCGCTGGCGAAGCAGTCGGCGAAGCCGATGCAGAAGCCGATGCCTGCTGCCGCACCGGCGCCCTCAGGCGTCATGGGGGTGCGGCAGGACGCGCAGCAGCAGGCGAAGCTGCAACGGCAGGCGCTGAAAGCACAAGCGCTGCGCGGGGGCTGACATGGGCGCGATGTTCGGCGGCGGCAACGGCGGCGGCTATCAGGGGCCGCAGTACGGCCAGCAGCAACCACCGCAGCAGTACGGGCAGGGGCCGTACAACCAGCAAGCCACGATGCAGAACGCGCAGCAGCAGCAGGCCGCGATGATGCAAGGCTTCGGCGGCCAGCAGCAACAGCCGACAGGTAAAGGCGGCAGCTTCAACGCGCCCAACTACCAGCAACTGGCCGGCTTCGCGGGCGGCCCGCCACCGGGCGCGAACGGTGCGCCGCCGGGCGCGAACGGTGCGCCGCCGCAAGGCCAGCCGCCGGGCGCGAGCCCACCGGGGCAACCGGGTCAGCCGGCGTGGCTGGCCGCGGCGCAGCAGGCCGCGCAGCGGGCCGGCATGCAGCAAAGCGACTACCAGCGCAATCTGGCGACGACGCGCGGCGACGGCATGAGCGGACAGAACTTTTCCGACGTGATGGCGATTCGCAACAACATGGATCAGAACGGCGACGTGCGGGCACGGCTGGCGCAGTCGCTCGGCGATCCCGATGCCGCGAGCGCCACCGGCTACGGTCAGAAGTCGGCGCAGGCGATCAACAACTACGGCGCCGGGGGCGCGTACTACGACCCCCAGCAGTCGATCGTGGCCGCGCGGCAGGCGGCGATCAACGTGCGCAAAAAGGCACTACGCGGCGGCTGAACGCCGGCGCGGCTTTAAAGGCAGTTCCTACAACCCCGTTTACCTAGCTAGGGAGTCAGACGATGGAAACGTATGACGGTGATCCGCAGGATTTTTCGCCCGGCGACAATCGCAAGGGTGACGAGCATCTGGCCGTGCGCTTCTTCCGCAAGGCCGCCCGCGACGACGCGGCCAGCGCCGAGGCCGGCGTGATGCGCTTTAAAGAAGTCGAAATGATCCAGATTATGGTGCCGGGCGACCGCGACAACATCGTGGTGCGGCCGGCGGGCGCGGGTGACCTGCGCCGCTTCGGCAAGCAGTACGAGGATTGGAAGCGCAACGAAACCAGCGAGCAGTTGAACGGCACGCCGCTGGAAATGTGGGGCCGCCTCTCGCTCGCGCAGATCGAGGAATACCGCTACCTCGGCGTGCGCACGATCGAGCAACTGGCGCAGCTTTCGGACGCCTCGTGCATGAAGCTGCCGGGCTCGCTCGAATTGAAGCGCAAGGCCGCCGCGTTCCTCGAAGTGCAGAACGACGAGGCGCCGCTGCGCAAGGTGCAGGCGGAACTCGAACAGCGCGATCAGGTGATCGCCGAAATGGCCTCGCGCTTGAACGCGCTCGAAGGCGCGCAGCGCGCCGAGCCCGCGAAGCACCAGCAAGCCAACCAGCGCCGGTAACAACGTGCCGCTTCAAATCACGCAGTTCGACTTCGGGCAGGCGATTAATTTCATCTGCACGCTGGTCGGCTATCCGGCTTCGCCTGACCCCGCGGGCTCGCAGGACGCCAAGCACGCGCAGATGCGGGGAGCGATCACCGAGGCGTGCGCGGAGTTGCTGGCCCTGCGTGAGTGGCAGGACTTGACGCAGGAAGGCGTGATTAACGTAGTGGCCGACAGCGCCGGCCAGAAGCAAAAAGCGTTCGCGCTGCCGGTGGACTTCTACCGCTTCATCGACCAGACGCAGTGGAGTTCACCGGCACTGGCGCCGCTGTTCGGCGGCCCCACGTCGCCGCAGGCGTGGGCGCGCTTCCGCGCGGTCGGCTACCCCGCCGCGCAATCGCAGTGGCAGATTCGGGGCGACAAGTTGTGGGTGCTGGCGCCGCCTTATCCGACCGCGCAGCCGTTCAGCTTTTTCTACATGAGCAAAGCGCAGATCATTGATGAGAGTGATCCGACGCTGCTCAAGAATCAGGTCACGAAAAACGGCGACAGGTTCCTGCTCGATGCGTACCTGATCGCACTGCTGGCGCGCAAAAAGTGGCTCGAATGGAACTCGATGTCGTCGGAAGCGGCGACCGCGGATTTCAACACCGCCTACTCGTCACGCGCCGGCGCGGACAAGGGCTCGCCGATCCTCTCGCTGTCGTTCCCGCTTGAGGGCGCCATCCTGATCGGCAACATCATCGGCACCGCCGGCATCCCCGGCCCGGTGGGGCCGGCTTCGACCATCCCCGGCCCACCGGGTCAACCCGGCGCGCCCGGCCCCGCCTCGACCGTTCCCGGCCCGATGGGGCTCACTGGCGTCACCGGCGCGAGCGGTGCTACCGGCGCCACCGGCGCCGACTCCACGGTGCCGGGGCCGATGGGCATGACCGGCGCCGCCAGCACGGTGCCGGGGCCAACCGGCGTGCAGGGCGATCCCGGCGTGCAGGGCGCGATCGGCTACACCGGCGCCACCGGCGCCACCGGCGCGCCGTCGTTCGTGCCGGGGCCGGCGGGTTTCACCGGCGCCACTGGCGCGCCCGGCAGCACTGGCGCGGTCGGCATGACCGGCGCGGCCAGCACGGTGCCGGGGCCGATGGGTTTCACCGGCGCAACGGGCGTGCCGGGCAGCACTGGCGTCACCGGCAGCACCGGCGCGCCGAGCACGGTGCCCGGCCCGCAGGGCGTCACTGGCGCAACCGGCACCCCCGGCACGGTGGGCGCCACTGGCTCGACAGGAGCGACAGGCACGCCCGGCGCTAGCGAGTGGAGCTAAAGGTGCCAGCTACACGCGCCTTTTCCCCGCAGCCCGCGCGCTATCAGGGCGGCATGTTCCCGGCCCCGATCAAGGGGCTGACGGTGCGCTATACGCTCAACGCGCAGGACGCGAACACGGCGCTGCGGCTGACCAACGTGCTGTGCCGGCGCTACGGGGTCGAGTTGCGCCGCGGCTACCGCCGCTGGGCCTCGGACATCCCCGGCGAAGTGCGCTCGGTGATGTCGTACCTGCCACCGCGCGGCGCCGGCAGCGCGCTGATGCCGGCGCTGTTCGCCGGCTGCGCGGACAACAAAATCTACAACGTGACGGCGACCTCAGCGCCGGGCACGCCGCCGCCGGTGATCAGCGTGGCGGTGCCGGCGCAGCGCAGCCCCGGCGTGTGGAGTTGGACGAATTTCAGCGCGGGCGGGCAGAATTTCCTCGTGATCTGCGCGGCCGGCGCGGGCGTGTGGACATACGACGCCGTGGGCGGCTGGGTCGATCGCACCGCGGCGATCACCGGCGTCACCGGCGCGGCGGCGAGCGATTTTGATTTCGTGATGGTGTGGAAGAACCGGCTATGGTTCATCGCGCTGAACTCCAACATCGCGTGGTACTTGCCGGTGCTCTCGATCCAAGGCGCGGCCAAGAGCTTCGACTTCGGCCCGCTGCTGGTGTTCGGCGGCGACCTCGCGGCGATGGCCTCGTGGACGCTCGACGCGGGCGACGGCATTGACGACAAGCTGGTGGTGATGGGCCGCGGCGGTGACGTGCTGGTGTACGAGGGCACCGATCCCGCCGACGTGAGCACGTTCCGCATCGCCGGGCGCTGGGCGGTGGGCCACCTGCCGGTGGGCCGGCGCTTCGCCTCGAAGTACGGCGGCGACTTGGCGATCATCAGCCAGAACGGCATCGAGCGCATGAGCCAGTTGACCGCGGGGCGCGGCATGAACGTGCCCGCCGGCGAGCTTGGCGGCACCGAGGATTGGGTGCGCTACATGGAAACCATCGCGCAGGATGTAGGCGCCACCTACTCGCAGACGTTTTGGCAGATGGTGCATTACCCCGGCGAGCAGTGCGCGATCATCGTCACGCCGCGCAACGTGTCGCTGGCCTCGTTGCAGTACGTGTACGGCACGCTGTCGGGCGGATGGAGCGAGTTCACCGGCGTCCCGATGGTGTCGCTCGAAGTGCATGACGGCAAATTGTTCTTCGGCACCAAAGACGGCAAGGTGATGCAGATGTTCGTCGGCGACAGCGACGACTCGCTGGACGAGACAACGCCGGGCGCGCAGGTGACTGCCGACGTGCAGACCGCGTTCGTGGCCGTCGCCAGCGACGAGTTCCACACCAAGCGGCCGTTGATGGTGATGCCGATGTTCGTCGCGCCCGCGCCGCCGAGCGTGAAGGCGCAGATCAACACCGAGTGGAGCTTTCAGAATCCGGCCGGCGCGCCGACTTACAACCCCACCGCCGCGGCGTCATGGGACAACGCGAAGTGGGACGACGCGCAATGGAGCGGCGCCGGCAACTTCTTCAATTCATGGGTGGGGGCCGAGGGATTGGGCACCCACTGCTCGCTGCGGATGTCGTTCACCGGGGTTTCGCCCGGCACCATTTTCACGTCATGGAAGCTGATGGCGGAAAACGGCAAGGGCGTGTTGTAGGTAGTCACTTTAAAGGAAGGCAGGCCGAAAATGAAACCACTGAAAGTTGACAGTCTGGAACGCAAGCAGATGCTGCACTTCATCGCGTTGAAGAACAGCAACGCGAACGAAATCCGCGAGCGCATGAAGGCCGGGCCGCTCGGCAGTCAGACCGACGCCTACATCAATCAGTACGAGGATGGCGGCGGCCAGTTCTATCGCTACGAAGCCGCGTTCTCGGCCATGTACCTCACGCTGCAAAACCAGCGCAACGGTGGTGGTGGCGCCGCCTACAGCGATGCGGAACTGAACGCGCTGCCGACGCCGCCGGCGTGGATGGACGTGCAGACCGATCCGCTGCCCGAAGAGTCGCAGGACTCCAATGCGTGGGGCAAGTACGTGAAGCACTACGCCAAGAATCACGGCTACGACGGCGCCGATCCGTGGAACGCGGGGCAGGACATGCTGGTGCAGGCGGTGAAGGCGGGCGATCCTTCCCCCGACAAGGGCGAGAAGCCGGAATAAACTATGCCGGCGCTTCCTGTTGATCTGCCGACGCGCGTGGCGTTACTCGAAGCCAAGGTGCGGCTGATCACGTTGGCGCTAGAAGGCATGATCATCGCGTTTTTCTCGGCGTTGATTGCTTACTTTTTCAAGACGTGAAAGGAAGGAACGCGGCCCCATGAGCTACGTCGTCACCGCACTGACGCCTGCCGAGAAGATCGTGATGCTCGAATTCTTGCACGCGCACGAAGTGCATCTGCCGCCGAGCGGCGACTTCCAAGCGTTCGGCTCGGTGTCGGAGCCCGCCGAGTCGCTGCTGGGCGTGGTGGCGTTCAACGGCTTTTGGGGCCGTGTCTGCACGATGCACACCGCGGGTGAAGGCAATTGGGTCAGCCGCAAATTGATCTGGCGCTGCTTCGACTATCCGTTCCGGCAACTCAACTTGCAGGCGGTGCTGGCGCCGGTGGCCGCGAGCAACGGGCGCGCTTTAAAGTTCGACCAGAAGCTGGGATTCCGCGAAGTGCATCGCGTGCGCGGCGGCTGGGCGGATGGCGACGATCTGATCGTGCTGCAACTGCTGCGCGAGGATTGTCACTGGCTGGATCGCCTCGATCGGCGCTTCGCGCACTAGGAGCTTCATCATGGGCAGCAAGTCACCACCCCCGGCACCGGACTACACCGCGGCTGCGAACCAGCAGGCGCAGGCCAGCAAAGAAAATATCAACATGCAGACGTGGGCCAACCGCGCCGATCAGAACACGCCGTGGGGTCATACGACGTGGGGCAGCGAGGCGGTGGTCGATCCCGCCACCGGGCAGACCGTCACCAAGTGGACGCAGAACCAATCGCTCGACCCGAAGTTGCAGGAAGCGCTCGACCAGCAGCTTCAACTGCAAAAAGATCGCTCCAATATGGCGGGCGGCTTCATGCAGCGCGTGCAAGAGGACATGGGCAACAACCCCTTCAATTGGGACAAGATCAACCAAGAGCACGCGATGGGTCAGGCGATCGACCCGAGCCAGTACCAGATCGGCCCCACCGGCGCGGTGACGTCGGTGGGGCAGCAGCAGCTTGACCTGTCGAGCCCGCAGCGCACCACCACCGGCAACGAGCGCCTCAACATCACCGGACAGGACACCAGCGGGCTCAACCAGACCACGCAGACCGCGAACCAAGCCAACTTTGTCGATGAGCGGCACCGCATCGAACAGTCGCTGTTCGATCGGATGCAGCCCGAGCACGATCGGCAGACGGCGGCGATCACCACGCAACTCGCCAACCAAGGCATCACGCCGGGCAGCGAAGCCTACAACCAAGAAATGCAGCGCGTGAGCGATCAGCAAGCGCGCGAGCGCTTCAACGCCGTGCAGCAGGGCGGGCAGGAGCAGCAGGGCCTGCAAAGCATGCTGATGGGCCAGCAGCAGCAGGCCTTCGGGCAGACGCAGGCCTCGCAGCAGGCGCACAACCAAGCGCTGAATCAGTTGTTTCAGCAGGGGCAGGGCGCGGCCGGCTTCAATCTCGGCGTGGGGCAGCAAGGCTTCGCGCAGGACTTGGCCGCGCAGCAGGCGCAGAACGCCGCCAAGCAGGCGCAATTCCAGCAAGCGCTGTCGTCGGGCCAGTTCACCAATCAGGGCCTCGCGCAACTGTTCGGGCAGAATCAAGCGACCAGCCAGCAGAACTACTCGCAGGCGATGGGTGCCTCGCAGTACCAGAACCAACTGCGCCAGCAGGCGATCGCCGAAGAAGCGCAGCGCCGCAACATGAGCTTGAACGAGATGAACGCGCTGCTCTCAGGCCAGCAGGTGCAGGCGCCAAACATGCCCGGCTTCAACACCGCGGGCGCCTCGCAGGCGCCGGAATTGCTGAAGGCGGCGGGCATGCAGAATCAATCAACGATGGATTCGTTCAACGCGCAGCAGCAGGCGCAGCAGGCGATGATGTCAGGGGTCATGGGGCTCGGTTCCAGCGCGATGACGATGTAGGCAAAATGCACAACGTGATCCAAGTTTCGGGTGGCATCGACAGCATGGCGCTGCTGTTCAGCTTGCGCCCGTTGTGGCATGACGCGCTGGTAATGTGGGGTGACTCAGGTGCTGCCTACAGCGACGTGGTGGAACTGATGGACAAGGTGCGCGCGCTGGTGCCGCACTTCATGCACGTGCGCGGCGACCAGCCGGGGGTGATCGCGGCGTTCGGGCATCCGGTGGACTTGGTGCCGGTCAGCCACACCCGCGCCGGCGAAATGATCTACGGCGCGCAGCCGATCGTGTTTCAGTCCTACCTCGACTGCTGCGCGCGGGCGCGCTTCTGGCCGTTGCAGAACGCGGTGCGCGGGTGCGGTGCCAAGGTGGTGTACCGCGGCCAGCGCAACGACGACAAGCGCCGCGCCCGCATCGAGCACGAGCACGTGGACGGTGCCGGCATCACCTACAGGTTTCCGCTGCGCGATTGGTCACGCGCGCAGGTGTTCGAGTTCATGGCGCGGGAAGCGCCTGACTACATCCCCGCGTACTACGCCGCGGGCGAACTGACCAGCCGTGATTGTTGGAGTTGCACCGCGTACCGGGACGACAACGCGGCGCGGGTCGAGCACCTGCCCGAACCGCAGCGCGCGCAGGTCGAGGGCGTCATCCGCCGCTGGCAGGCGATCGTGCAAGCTGAGACTTTAAAGGGAGCATGAACATGGCCTCACCCTTGGGCGGGATCGACCCGCAAACGCTGATGGCACTGATCCAGAAGCTGGGGCTCGCCCCCGGCGCGGCCGCGATGGGCGGCCCCGGTCAGCCGCCGCTGGGCGCGCCGCCACCGGCGCTCAACGCGGGCATGCCCCCGGCGCCGTCGAACAACGTGCCGGGCCTCACGCCGACGCCGCCGAGCCCCGGCGGGGCGCCGCCGTTCGGCCCGCCGCCGGGTGCGCCCGAAGCGCCCGGCGCACCGCCCGCGGCCGGCGCGGCGCCGAAGCCGCCCGGCAGCCCGTACATGGACGCGGTGAAGATGACGATGGGGCAGAGCGCCTACGGCCCCGAGGAACGCTCGCTCGATCGGCAGATGAAGATGGCCGACGAGTTGCGCGCGGCCAAGGCGCCCGGCATGCGCGGCACGCCGGGGCAGGGTTACACGATGGCGGCGAGCCCGTTGGAGTTCGCGGCCACCGCGCTCGATCGCGTCGGCGGCAAGATGATGGGCGATCGCACCGAGCAAAAGCAGAAGGACATGTTCGAGCAACGGATGAAGCGGCTGCAAAAGGACATGGGCGCGTCCGAGGATATGGCAGGGGATTACTGACATGGAACTCGACCTCTACGGCGCCGACAACAGCGACCTCGAACCGACCCCGGTGCTGCCGCTGGCGGCGGCCGTGCGCCGGCGCAAGAGCGGCGGCGTCGAGGTCGGTGACGGCAGCGTGTTGAAGCAGGCGCGCAACGCCGCCGCCAGCGTGCCGATCGGGCCGATGGATCAGTCGAGCCTGCCCGAGCAGCCGCGCGCACTGCCGCAGGCGCAGGCCGCCACGCAGGCCGGTGATCAGGCGCGCGGGCGCTCGCCCACGCTGGGCGGGCTCGCGGCCGGCTACGACTCGCAGATCGCCGAGTATCAGCGGCAGCTACAAGGGCTGAACCAAGACCCCGACTACAGCGCGCTCGGCGCGCAGCAGCGGGCGAAGGGGCACCAAGGCGTGCAGATGCTCGGCGCCGCGATCGCCGCCGGCATGGGGCCGCAGGACTTGCACGGCTTGCAGGGCCAGTTCGCGCAGGAGTCGGCGCGCATGATGCAGCCGCAGAAGATCGAGGGCGGCGAAGTGGACGTGAGCGGCGAAGTGCGGCTTGATCCCGGCTACAAGCGGCAGAAGCAGATCAGCGACCTGCGCGGCGCGATGGAGCACTTGGAAAAGGCCAAGCTGTCGGCGGTCACCGCGGAAGAGCGCTATCGCATCGAGCAGCAGCAGCACGAAATGATGAACGAGTTTCGCCGCATGCAGTTGCAAAACCAGCGCGATGCCAACGCCGATCGCGCCGCCAACCAGCGCGCGCTGCTCGACCTGCGGCGCGAGGCGCGCGATGCCAAGAACGGCCCGCTCAATCCGAAAGATCAGTTCCAAGTCGAGGATCGGATGGGCGACGATTTCCGCAAGGAAACCGACAGCCTGCGCGGCGCGGTCACCGCCACGCGCCGGGTGGCCTCGCTGCCCACCGACCGCAAGCTGAACTCAGTCGAGCAGCAGACGCTGGCGGTGCTGCTGCAAAAATTCCTCGATCCGCCCAGCGTGGTGCGCGAGGGCGAGTTCGACCGCGCGGCACAGGCGGGCGGCTTCTACGAGCGCGCGAAGCTGGCCCTGCCCAAACTCCTGCACGGTGACTCGCTGCCGCCCATCGTCATTCAAGAAATCCGCGACATGGCGAAGCTGTACGAGAAGGATTCAGTCGGCCAAATCCACAATATCTCGCGGGACTACACCGAGCGCTCGCACCGCCGCGGGCTCGATCCGCGCAACGTGGTCGGGGTCTGGATGGCGCCCGAAGCGCAGCAGCCGGGCGCACCCGCCGGCGCTGCACCGGGCGGCAACGCGGCGCAACGCGCACAGGGGTACTACAACTAAATCATGCCGACGCTCGAAGATCATCAGCGCGCGTATCACAACGCGATGCAGGCCGGCGACCGCGAGGCCGCGGCGGTCATCATGCAGAACATCGTCGGGGCCGAGCGCGAGAAGGCTTTAAAGGGCGCGGCCGAAGAGGGCGGTGCGTTCGAGCGCGGGCTCGCCAATCTCGGCGCCGGCTTCGACACGTTCGCGCAGGGCGCCAAGCAAATCCTGCCCGGCTTCAAGAGCCCCAGCGAGGCCGACATCAAGGCCAAGCGCACGCGCGACAGCGCGCTGGCCCAAGCCACCGAAACCGGCGCCGGCAACGAGTGGGTGCCGAGTGTCGGCACCGCGTTGCAGTTCGCCGGGGAAACGGCGCCGACGCTGGCGATCCCCGGCATCGGCACGGCCGGCAACGTCGTCGCCAAGGGCGCGCTGAAAGCGCTGCCAAGGGCCACCGAAGCCACGCAGGCGCTGGTGCGGGCCGCGGGGGTGGGGGCAGTAGGCGGCGGCGCGGGCGCGGCCTTCCAGCCCGTTCTAGAGGACGAGTCGCGGGCGCTCAACGTGGTCGGCGGTACGGTCGGCGGTGCGGTGCTGCCGGCGGCCGGCGCGGCGGCGCGGGGCGCGCGCCAGTTGTATCGTCACCTGTCGAGCGGTGGCGGCCGCGCCCGCGCGCCGGAAGTGCTGCGCGAAGCGCTCGGCGGTGGCGCCGACGACGTGGTGCTGGCGGCCGAGAACCGCGAACGGGCGCGGGCCTTCCAGCCGCGCGAAGTGCGGGCGATCCCCGAGTCGCTGTCGGAAGCGAGCGGCAGCGCCAACGCGGCGCGGGTCGAGTCGGCCGCCCGGCGGGCGCCGGAAACCGCCGACGCATGGGACGATTTCGTGCGCGAGCAGAACGCCAGCCGCTTCAACGCGATCGAGCGCGCCACCAGCGAAGCGGGCCGGCTCGATGCGCGGGCCTCGTCACGCGATCGCGTCACGTGGCCGCTGCGCGAGGGTGCGCTGGGCGAAGCGGCGAAAGACCCGTGGTTCCACGTGCCCGCGGCCGACGCCGCCGAGCGCGTGGCCGGCGGCGCCACCAGCGCCAACCCGGCGGTGGCGACCGTCGCCAACTACGTGCGCGATCAGATCGGCGCCAACGCGAAAGCGGCGATCACGCCGGAACGGCTGTACGAAGTGCGTAAGGTGTTGGCTGCCAAGCTGAACGGGCCGCACGTGATCGGCGACGACCTCTCGGCGGCGGCGAAAGGCGCGCAGCGCGAAACGCTGGGCCTGATCCACAGCATTGACGAGGCGCTCGACAGCGCCAGCAACGGCAAGTGGTCGCAGTACCTCGAACGCTATCAGGAGCGCAGCGCGCCGGTGAACGCCTCACGCGCGGCGCGCGATGCGCGTGCCGTGTTCGAGCAGCCGGGGATTCCCGAAATCGGCGGCGCGCCCGAAGTGACGCTGAACCGGCTGCGCATGGCGCAGAAGGCCGGGCAGTCGAACTTCAACCCGCGCATCACCGATTTCAGCCCGCGGGCCGAGCGCACGCTGCAAGCGGTCGAGGATCAGTACGTGCGGGCGCAGGAGCCGGCGCGGGTGCGCAAGCTGGTGGGCTCGCAGGGCGGCGGCTCGCAGACCTCGACCGACATCGACGCCGCGCTGCGCCAGTTGAAGCATGGCGGCGGCGGCCTCGTGGCTACCGTGATCGACAAGATGACGCAGGGGAGCGACCTCGCCATGCGCACCGAGCTTTCGCGCCTGCTGCAAAATCCGCGCGAGGCCGCGAACGCGATCCGCGCCGCGGGCGCGGCGGGCAAACCACTGACACAGGCGCAGCAGATTCTGCTCGAAGCGAGCGCCCGCGCCGCAGCGCTCGGTACAGCCGGCGCGCTGACAGCACAATGACCCGCGCCACGCACAGCAGCACGAGCAGCACGAGTGCGCGGGTGAGCCCGAGCCAGAACGCATCCATCGCAGGAGCTTAACAAAATGCCCCGCAACTCCGCTGGTATCTACGCCCTGCCGCTGCCCCCGGTGGTCACCGGCACGCCGATCGCGGCGAGCTTCGAGAACACCACCGATGGCGACATCGCCACCGAACTCACCAACAGCCTCGATCGCAACGGCCGCGGCGGCATGCTGGCGCCGTTCAAGATCGCCGATGGCACCGTGGCCGCGCCCGGCATGGCCTTCACGCAGGACGCCGACAACGGCATCTATCGCATCGGCCCCGACGATTGGGGGCTCGCGGTCGCGGGCACGAAGCTGATGGAGTTCACGGCCGGCGCGGTGGCGCTCGCCGGCACGCTGGCGGTGACCGGCGCGCTGACGGTGAGCGGCGCGGTGAACGCCGCCGCCGGCATCACCGGGCCGGTGACCGGCAACGTCGCCGGCACCGTGACCGGCGGGGTCTTGGCCTCTTGGCCCAACCAAGTTCTGGCGATCGGCACCACTGGCGCGATCGCCCCCGCGCCCGGCAATTCGGCGGTGCTCGAAGTGCGCAGCGCCACCGGCGCCGATGCCGCCTTCATGTCGTTCCACCGCGTCGGCACTTATGCCGCGTACTTCGGCATCGACAGCAACAGCGCATGGACGGTCGGCGGCTGGTCGATGGGCGCCAATTCGTACCGGCTCCTGCATGAAGGCAACTCCTTCACGCTCGACCCCGACAACCTCAACCTGTCGGCGGCCGGGCGCAGCCTCAAACTCAACAACCTCACGGCCAGCGGCATCGTCACCGCCGCCGGCTTCAACGGCCCGCTCAGCGTCACCAACCTGAGCGTGCCCGGCACGCTCACGGTCGGCGGCACTTCGTCGCTGCACGATGCCTACGTCAGCCGCAACGCCACTTCCGGCGCGATCTTTTTCGGCACCGACAACGCCCGCTACATTTACCAAGACGGCGCTAGCTGGCGGGTTACCGCGGTGCCGCTGGTGCTCGATGCCGGCCTGTCGGTCAACTGGCCCGGCACCGCGCCGCTGCCTTCCGCCGTGTTCCAAGTGCGCACCGGGGCCAACGCCAATTTCATCGTCAAGCAAGGCACGAACTACACCGCGCTGGCCGCCTACAACGATGACGGCAGCAGCTACCAGAACATGCAGATATGCGGCAGCGGCAAGCTGGTGCCGATGGCCGACAACCTCACCGACTTGGGCATGATTTCCCCGAGCGTCATCCGCTTCAAGCAAGTCTATGCCTTCAACACGTCGATCAGTTCATCCGACGCGCGCAACAAGACCGACGTGCTCGACAGCCCGCTGGGGCTCGACTTCATCAACGCGCTGCGGCCGGTGGCCTACCGCTGGATCGTCGGCGAGAACCGGCTGGATCGCGTGCCTGCCGGCGAAGAGCCGGTGGCCGAGCATTGGGACATCGACGGCACCCATCACCCGGCCAGCACGCGCACCGTCTACAAAGACGTGCTGGTGCCGCTGCCCGGCGTGCGCACCCACTTCGGCCTGATCGCGCAGGAAGTGGCGCAGGCGGTGCAGGCGTCGGGGGTGGCCGACTTCGCCGGCTACATCCAAGGCAACATGGACGATCCCAACAGCGAGCTTGGCCTGCGCTACAGCGAGTTCATCGGCCCCATCATCAAGGCCGTGCAGCAACTGACGGCGCGGGTGGCCGCGCTCGAAGCGGTCTAACCCCGGAGCTTTAAAGCCAATGGCTACACCTGCACCCGACACCATCGAACTGAGCGCGCAGGACGTGATCGAAGCGCTGACCGAGCAACGCAACAACGCGCTGAACGAACTGGCGCGCGTCACCGCGGCGCTGCGCGTGCTGCAACGGCGCCAAGCCAACGGCGCGGCCCAACCGGAGCTTCCCTTTGAGCGCCCTGACGGACTTCCTGCGCAAGCACACGGACACTGACAGTCCCGAGGATCGGCCCGGCTTCACCGGGCCGCCGAAGAGCGCCAAGCTGGCCGCGGAGTTGCGCGACAAGCCGGCGCTCGGCGGGCTGGAAATCCTTGGCTCGATCGGCAGCAGCATGGCCGGGCAGGCGGTCGGCGGCCTGCGCGGGCTCGCCACGCTCGCCACCGGCGGCGGGCTCGACAAGGCGGTGGACGACATCAAGGGCACCGAAGAGGCGCTGACCTACGAGCCGAAGAGCGAGGGCGGCAAGGCCGGGCTGGCGGCGATCGGCAAGGTGATCGAGCCGGTCAACGAGTACGTACGGGCGCACGTGGCCGACCCGATCGGCGAAGTGTCGCCGGCCGCCGGCGCGGCGGTGCTCGCCAGTTCGGCGATCCTGCCCGGCCCGAAGGGGCTGAAAGGCGCCGCTGGCGGGGTCAGGAAGGCCGCCAAGGCGGGCAGGGCGGCGGGTGAGGCCGAGGTAGCCGGCGGCGCCGCTGAACGCGCTGTAGGCCGTTCTGCGGGGTCGGAGCCGCTGGCGGGCTCCACCGCCGACTTGCAGCAGCAGCGCGCCGAGGCGCTGCGCGCGGGTGACGCCGGGGAGTTCGGGCCGTCGTCGGGGGTGGCGCTGAAAGCGCGCCTGCGGGCCGTAGGCGATGCGCAGCGTGCGTATGCGGCTGACGGCAGCCCGGCCAACGGCACGGCGCTGGCAGAGGCGCAGGCGGCCTTGCGCGGGCATCGTGAGCGCCGCACCGCGCAGCACACCCACACCACCGGCGAGCCGATCATGGCCGAGGCCACTGGCGATTGGACGCCCGAGCCCGAGCCGCTGTTCCCGCCGCCGAACTCGTGGACGCCGGCCGAGCAGCAGCGCGGCAGTTCGATCGGCTTGGCCGCGCTCGATCGCTGGCTCGCCGCCAACGATCGCGGCCAGCACATTCCCGACAACGTGCGCAACGAGCTTTATAGTCGGGCGCAGGATGTCGCCATCCGCTCGATGCGCGAGGGCGCGGCGATGGGCGAAGCGGCCGCCGCGGCCGATCGCGCGCTCAGCCAGATGCACACCCCCACCGGGCTGCAAATGGATTGGGGCACGCTGCCGGATGAGCGCCAGCCGCTACGCCTTGCAGGCGTTGACTACAGCCATCTGGACGCCGCGCGCAGCGCCCTGCGCGCCGACGCGCTGCGCAACCAGAAGAGCCTGCTGCCGAACGTCGATCCCGGCTGGGAGCACCAGACGCTGATCCCCGGCCTGTCGCCGCTGTCGCAGCGCGAGGGCGCGCTGATGGCCGCGCGCCGGCTCGGCATCAAGACGCGCGAGCTTCGGCGCGGCGACCCCAGCATGAACCGGGCGGCGGTCGAAGCGTTCTTCGAGGGCGGGCGCGACAACCCGGCCATGTTCCAGTACGGCGTCGATCCGGTGCGCACCGGCGAGTTGAGCAAGCACGCTTCGCTCGAAGATTTCGCCGATGCCTACAACTCGCGCACCAACGCCGACATCAACATCCACCGCGAGGGCGGCGAGCCCGACTACGACAGCATCGACGTGGATGTCGAGCCGGAAGTGATGTATCACGGCCGCGGCGAGGCGTACCGCGATTCCAGCGGCGAGTACGTGATGAAGAAAAAGAAGCACGAGGCCGGCGACGTGCCGGTGTACGACGAGCGCGGCAACGTGAAGAAGGAAGTCATTGGCTTCAACGAGGATGAAGGCCCGAAGAAGCAGAAGTACGTGGCCGAGGGCGGCGAAATCATGCGCGAAGGCGGGCGCTACGGCGGCAGCCCGAAACTCCGCTTCGCCAAGACCACGCGCAGCAACCGCACGCCGAAGAAGAATGACCGCGGCGAAATCAAGTACGACAGCGACTATGATCCCGACGCCTATCAGCAGCGCTACGAGGATGCGATGGACGAGGCGCGCAGCAACGCCGAGAGCAGCGACGAGGTTGCGCGCATGCGGGCGCAGGGCGGCGGCGCGATCGACGTGAACTATCCCGAGGGCGGCGACGTGTCGGTGTACGCCGGCAACAACAAGGGCAAATTCGGCTCGCTGCTGTACCAGACGCTGCTCAATCACGCCGCGCACAGCGGCTACGAGATTGGCGGCGGCGGGCTCACCGACATCAACGCGCTGCGCATCCTGTCGAACGCGAACAGCAACTACGCCCGCACCGGCAAGAATCCGCGCGGCCTGTACGGCACCAACTCCGGTGACCTGCCGCCCCATCGCCCCGGCGCCCACCGCGCGCATGAGGAATATGCCGAGGGGCCGGAAATCTGGCGCTCGGAAAGTGATGAGGCTTTAAAGCGGGCGCAGGGCCGCGGCGGCGCGCCCGAACGGATGGCCTTCGATCCCGAGCTTGGGTTCACCCTCGACGGCGCCCCGGCGAGCCCCGATCAGTTGAAGGCCGCGTTCGAGTCGATGTCGCCGGGCGTGAAGCACACCGGCGTCGGCATGAAAACGCTGATGCGCTCGGCGGTGTTCGATTGGGTGCGCGATGCCACGCCTGAGCAGGCGGCGCAGGTGGCGAAGGCGTGGGGGAAGAAACACGGCCCGCTATTCGGCGTGGCCGGTGCAGGGCTCACGGTGCAGCAGGCGTTACGTGAGAAAGCTGACGAGGGAACGCAATGATAATCGGACTGACTCTGTTGGTGGCGCTGATCGGCGTGCTGATGTACGCGCTCTGCGCCAACCCGAAGCTGCAAGAGATTGGTCGGCTGATGTTCTTCGCGGGTCTGCTGGCGTTCCTGCTCGGCGCAGCGCCGGAAGTCATCAAGCTGGTGCGGTGAAGGAAACGCCGCGCAGCTTGACGCTGCGCGGCGTGTTGGAGTGGCTGGCGATCGTGCTGGTGTTCATGGCGGCGATCGGTGTGGTGATCCTCGCGTGGCTGGTGCTCTAGCGCGCCCGCAGCTTTAAAGGCACCCGCAGCGAGCCGATCAGCAGGAACAACTCGCCGCTGCGGGTGTCCAGTTCGGCGTGCAACTGCACCGCGCCGTTGACGTGCTTCGGCGCGCCCTTCTTCGCCGGCCGATCGGGGATCGCTTCGAGCGGGATTTCCCCGCTCTTGGCTTCGAGCCTCTTGCGCTTCATGGTGGCGATGAATTTCTTGCGTTGTGCCGCTGTCCATTTGGTCATGGTTATGCCTCACTGAAAGCCACGGTGTTGACCCGGCGCGTGTATTGGCCGAGCAGCTTGCCGGTGCGGATGTCAAAGACTTCGATGCTGGTGCCGACCTCGGCCCAGCGGGTTTCGATCAGCGCGCCGGTATGCGCGCGGCGCGGGTCGGAGTAGCAGCGCCAGCGCAGGTGCGCTTTGGCCTTGGCGTCCCACAAGCGGAACGGGCGTTTGCTGTCGGGCTGGCGTACAATTTCAATCGTCATGCACTTCCTCTCTCTTCGCAGATTGGCGGGGGTCTTGACTCTCAGCGGGCCGGGCTCACCCCCGGCCCGTTGTCTTTCAGCCTTGGCCGTGGTGGCCCATGATGTCGTTCATGATGTCGGCGTGCTGCTCATCGCTGAGCGGCAGGCCGATCGTTTCCTCGATCACTTCGAGCGCGATGCGGCGCACGTCGGCCTCGGTCACGAACCCCAGCGCTTTCAGTTCCGCCGCGGTCATCACGCGGCCACCAGCAGGCTAGTGATCGGACGGCCGATGCAGTCCACGAGGCCGTCGAGCGGCGCCATGCCCGCCGGCGCCGCCACGATGGCCCGTAAGGTGCCGTCTGACAGCGTGTAACAGAGCGTGCCCTTCGGCAGATCGAGCATCAGCTTGCCGGGGATTTCCCACACGATCACGTCAGTCTTTTTCTTGCGCATCACGCGCCCCACAGGTCAGGCCGCAGCAGCGCCGGCGGCACCTTGAAGAACTCGGCGATCGCGCGAGCCCGCGGCCCCGGCAGCAGGAACGTGCGGGGGTAGGCTTCGGCCTCGCGCTCCCAGCCGTACAGCGTCTGCGCGCGCACGCCGATCGTGAGCGCGAGCGCGCGCTTGCTGCGCTCGCCCAGCTTGTTCTCGATCAGCCAGATCAGCGGGTGCTTGTTGGTGCTCTTGCCGCCCGGCATTTTCCGGGGGAGCTTCACGGTTTGCGAAATCATTGTTTGCCTTTCAGTACGTTGAGGATGGCTTGCTGCGCACTCGACTTCGCTTGCAGCGCGTCGAGGATTGTTTGATCCACCGTGTCGCGGGCCACAATGTGGTGGATCACTACCGTCTTGGTCTGCCCTTGCCGGTACACCCGGCGATTCAGTTGCTCATACTCTTCGAGGTTCCACGTCAAACCGAACCACGCGACACAGTGGCCGCCGGCTTGCAGGTTGAGGCCGTGCGCCACGCTCGCCGGGTGCGCCAGCAGTACCGGCAACTCGCCGCGGTTCCAGCGTTCCACGATGTCGTCGGCGGCCGTTGCTGACACGCCGCCACCGAGGTAGGGGATCGACGCATCGCCGAGCGCGGCGCGGATGGCCTCGACTTCATGCAGGAACGACACCGCCACCAGCAGCGGCGTGCCCTGCTGCTCTTCGACCAGCGCCGCCAGCGCGTCGAGCTTCGCCGTGTGGATCGGCACCGACACGGCGTGCTTGGCGGCATCGACCGCGTAGGCCACGCCGTTGACCATCTGGCGCAGCTTCATCACGCACGCGGCGGCGTTGGCCGGGGCCATCGTGTTGCCGCCCCCGGTGGCGAGGAACAGGTCTTTTTCGAGCGCGTCGTACTGCTTGCGCGCGGGCGCCGGCAGATCGACCTCGATGCGGCTGTCGATCAGCTTCGGCATCTGCAAGTAATCCTCTGCCTTCAAGCGCAGCGCCATGCCGTTGACGCGGGCGTACACGCGATCGGCAGCGTCGGCCTTCGGGTGCCACTTCTGGATCATCCGGCCACCGCCGACGTGGATGCTCTCGGCGGTGCAGAACTCGCGGCGGAAGCGGGTGATGAACTTGCCCAGCGCGGCGCCCTCGTCGCAGATGAACGCCTGCGAGAATAAATCCTCGATGCTCTGCGGCGTCGGCGTGCCGGTCAGGATGTAGCGGCGGCTGAACTTGCCGAGGTTGTCGCGCAGCGTTTTAAAGCGGACGCTGCTCGGATTCTTGAAGCGGGTCGATTCATCGACCACCAGCATCGTCGGCGCGTCGGCGCCGAACAGGCCCCACTGCGCCGGCTCGAACAGCCACTGCGTGTTGTCGCAATTGACGATGTAGATATCGGCGTCGGCTTCGATCGCGCGACGGCGCTGCACCGCGTTGCCGAGGATCAGCGACACGCGCAGGTGCTCGAAGTCGGCCCACTTGGCGACTTCCTGCGGCCACACGAGGCGGGCCGGGCGCAGCGGGGCGATGACCAGCATGCGCTTGACCGCGCCGGCTTCCTTCATCACGAGGTAGGCGCCGAGGCTCATCGAGGTCTTGCCGAGGCCGGGATCGAGCAGCAGCGCGCCGTTGGAACGGCCGGCGATCAACTGGATGCCGCTGATCTGGTACGGGTGGGGCGTGTAGGGGATGCTCATGTCGCTCTCAGGTTAGTGTAGGGGGTGCCTGTCATCTAAAGCCAGAATCGTGCCAGCCCGGTGCGCTGGGCCGACCCGAATAGTAGCTGCCGCCTTACGTCAGTGCAAGCCCTAGTTGTGTAGGCGGCACCGGCAGCCCGAGCTTCTGGTACAGGTCACGCCGGAACCACGCATAGCTGCTGATGACCTCGACCGGGTGCCCTAGCTCGCCCAGCCCGATGAAGTGGTACTTCTGCGCCACGCTCACCAGCCCGCCGGGGCGCTTGAACTCGACCAGCCACACCCGGCCGCCGGGCAGCAGGAACGCCCGGTCAGGCAGCCCCACAACGAAGCCGCCGAGCTTGATGGGGCGACACCCCAGCCGGGTCGCCAGAACGCAGCAGCGGCGCTCTAGCGCGGCCTCAGGCCCCATCGCGGCCCCCGACCACCGGGGCGCCGTTGGCGTACAGGCGCTCGACCGCGTTGCTGACGATCACCTGCGCCACCAGCAGCGCGATTTCCTTGAGGCTCACCGCGTCGGGCGGCGACTGCCGGGCGCGCTGGCGGGCCAGCATCAGGGCGAACTCGGCCACCTGCTCGGCCGCGTTCCGGCCCACCAGCCGAGCCACCCGCAGCGGCGTCACCACGGCGTCGTCGCACGCCTTGCAGCAGCGCTTGCCGGTCACCGGGGCGGCGCTGTAGGTGTCGCCCTCGAACTTCAACAGGCAGATGCTGCACACGTTCAACACTGGACTCATTTGGTTACCCTCACTTGCTTCTTTGCTACGACGCAGACCAGCGTGCGCGACTCGAACCAATCGCGCCCCGCTACCGATTCCATCAACGCCGCCTTGGCGTCGAGTTCACTCTGGTACAGCCACACCGCCGCGGTGGCGGTGTCAGGATCGAGCACGCGGGCGCGGGCTGCCGCCAGCGCGGCCGTCTTGGTGCTGAACGCTTGGCGCACCAGCTTGTTGCCCACCGCGTGCTCGGTTACGTGCAATTGAGTACCTGCCACTTTAAAGTGCTCCTACCTTTTCCTTCGGTTGCTCGGTGCCGCGCGTCGGCGGCGGTGTTTTGCAGCGCCGCTCTAGCTCGGCCAAGATCGACGCCAGCCACGGCTGGCGCCAGTTGTCACGCAGAATCTTGTTGAGGCAGTTGCGCAGGTGCTGGCAGGACATTTCTGCCAGCGTCATGCGCCTGCCGTCGCGGGTGCGCCATTTCATATGGTAGTCACCACCTTCTTCTTCTCGCGCTCGGAGCACAGCACCATTTCCTCGTCGCAATTGCCGCACGTCGGGAAACCGAACTCTTCGATCTTCTTCGCCGTCATGTAGCTCACGTTGCCGCAGCCGCATTCGAGTTTGTGCAGGCCGTGGCTGGCGTTGCGCTTCTTCGCCACGAGTTCGACCTTGGCGTGCGGATAGGCGCCGAGCTTGTCGAGGATCGACTGCGCCAGCGTATGCGCGGCCAGCGTATCCACCTTGGAGTGCTTGCCGCCGGTGTAGCCGACCAGCTTGCTGTTGCGCGTGAACACCGCGCCGTGGCCGCTCTTGCAGTCCTCGACCGCGTGCAGCAGTTCGTGGCCCAGCACGTCGAGCACCACCAGCGGCGCTTCGAGCACCGGGGAAATCATGACCTCGTTGACGTTGGCGCCGCTGCGGCCGCGGGGCCAGCACTCGCCGATCCGCCGGCGCGGCGAGCCGCCACCGGGGAAGCCGCAGGTGACCTTGACATCGGCCGGCACAACGACGCCGAGCGGCGCCCACTTGGCGCGGAAGAGCGCGGTGGCCTTGGTCAGCCACAGTTCACGGTGCATCGCCAGCTTGGGGTCGAGCTTCACGGTCTTGGTTTTCATCTTTGTCTCTCAGGTCAGGTTAGGGTGCAGGCGGGGATTGTAGCCCCCGCCTGTACCTCAAGTAAAGCACTATCTATGCCAGCGCTTTAAAGGCGCTGCCTTACGGGCGGCGGCTTCGCGCTCCCGCGCGTTGCTGGCGGCGATGTTGTCGCCCACCTTGGCGATGACTTCGAGCGCCACCAGCAACCCGCCCAGCCAGAGCAGAATCGTCATGGCTAGGCTTCCGGCGCGTCGGGCAACTGCTCGACTTCGCCAAGGTCGGCGAAGTCGAACGGCTCGACCGCTTCCGGCAGGTCGGTTTCCAGCGCGCTGTCGAGCGTGTCGGCGGCGTTGCCGATGCCGTCGATCCACTCCTGCGCGGCCTGCCCCTTGTCGCCTTCCTGCCAGCGCTCGCTCTTGTTGTCGTACTCTTCCTGCCGCTCATCGCGCTCGGCTTCGAGCCGGGCCTTCAGTTCCGCGAGGGCGTCGTTGTAGTTGCTGATCGCCTCATCGAGCGGGGCGCGGGCGACGGCCAGCGCTTCGTTGAACTCGGTCACGGCGTTCTCGACTGCTTCCTGCGCGTCGGCGACGGCGGTGCGCATATCGTCAATCTCGGTGCTGCTTGCCTTGCTGATCTTCATGGTGGTGCTCCTGTCATGTAGGCGGCGCCGACATGGCGCCGCCGGGTGGGGAAACGGTTAGAACTTCTGCGCGCAGATCGGGCCGATGCCGGCTGCGATCGAGGCGGGGTCGGTCAGGTCACGGCCGCACGAGCAGCAGGTGCCCGAGAGCTTGCCGTACTTGACCGCGGCGCCCAGCGGGTCAGCGTCGAACTCGGCCAGCAGCACGAGGATCGCGGTGCGGGTGGCCGTGTCGCTCAGGCTGTTCCAGACGATCGCAAGGGCGTTGTCGATCTTGCCGACCGGGCGGCCGCGCCACACCAGCCAACACAACGTGTCCTGATTCTTGCGGCTGATCTTCAAGTCGCCGGCGCGCAGCGTGGCGTGCTTCTGCATGACCTCGAACAGCTTGGGCACGGCGAGCGCGGGCGATAGCGCGGTCTTGAACTCGGCCGGCGCCGGGGCGGCTTCGGGGGCCTCGTACACCAGCCGCAGCCCGAAAGCCTTTTGCGCCTCGCTGGCGAAGCTGCCAAAGTGTTCCAGCTTCTCGGCGATGTCCCGGCACGTCGCAGCGGTGCGCGTCTTGCCAGCGGCCTCGTAGCGCTTCGCCGCGGCACCTAGCTGCACCCGCGCCAGCAGCACGTCGGCGTCGGCGGTGACCAGCGGCGCGGTCGAGCCGGGCAGCGTCACCTGCGGCAGCGCAGCGCGCGGCTTCGACCACGCGACCAGCTTGGCGGCGTACTCGCGCTGCTTCTCGCTGGCGAAGCCGTTGACGTTCACGCGCTTGGCGATGTCGCGGCAGATCGCGCCCTTGCCGGCGGCGAAGGCGTCGGTGCGGGCGTCGAAGCGGGCGGCGGCGTCGAGCAGGGCCAGCGCTTCGGCTTCGTTCGCGGGGGTGTCGTTGCGCACGTCGTCAAGGTTCACGAGGCCGATGGGGGCGACGGTCACGGCGTTCTTCCAGTTGTTCATCTTTGGCTCTCAGTTCAGTGGGTGGGTGTAGGGGGTGCCTACAAGCTAATGCAAGCGCCGTGCCAGCCTGCCCTAGCTTGTAGGCGCCACCTACATTACCCTTGTAGGTGACGCCTGACGGCACATTGTGCCGCCGTAAATTGTCAGCCCTTGATGGCCGCCTGCCGGATCAGCCGCACCGGGTAGGCGCGTTCCTTGTCGCCGTGGGCGAACACCACGTGCGGCATGTAGTTGCCGTTGAGGAACGGGCCGACGCCCATCGCCTGCCGCGACTCCACCCGCAGCGCCGTGCGCTCGATGCCGTGCAGCATGAACTTGGTGCCGGGCACGATCACCTTGCGCACCGGCTCTTCGGCGCGGGGCGTGATCGCCTTGATCCCGGTGGTCTGGTTGGCCCGGTCGGTGATCGCCTTGCTGACGCGGGCGCACTCGCGGCTCTCGTTGTCGAGCATGTGGTGCAGCGAGGCCACCGCGGTCTTGCGGTACTGCTCAGGGGCGTCGGCGAAGGGCACCATTTCCTGCTGGGTGCGGCCATCCACCTTGATCCACAGCCCGCTCTTGGCGCTCTTCGGCAGCAGTTCGCCGGCCAGCACCGCGACGGCATCCTTGGCGCGGATGCGCGAAGTCACCAGCAGGTTAGCGGCCACTTCGTCAGCGATGTCGCGGGCGTGCTCCAACGGCATCGCGCCGGCACCGGGGCAGACGCCGCGGAAGTAGTGGAACTGCACGTCGTAGCCGTGCTTGGAAAGCACGCCGCCGGGCAGGGCCTGTTCGCGGCCGCAGACTTGGCAGGTGCCGTTGTGGGTGGCTTTGATCGTCATGGTGTTACTCCTATCGGGGTGGGTGAAGGTGATACCTTACATGCAAGCCCCGTGCCAGTCAACACCTGTCACTTTAAAGCCGGCCAGTTGCGCCCGTTTCCGGCCGGGTTTACTATCCGGCTTCCTTACCTAACTTTGACTGAAAGTGACCTAAATGAGCACCCACGCCGCCTTCTCACCCTCGGCCTCGGAGCGCTGGATGGCCTGCCCGGCTTCCTTCCTGCGCGCCGCCGCCCTGCCCCCCGCACCCTCATCGAGCTACGCCCAGCGCGGCACCCTGCTGCACGAGTTCGCCGCGGTCGGCGTCACCGAGTCGCTCAAGGCGATGGATGAGGCTGTCGCCAACCACGGCGCCACGCTGGAACCCGACGAGCGCGCGGCGCTGGCCGTCTACGTGAAATTCTGCAAGGGCCTGCGCAAAGGCGCCACCATGTGGCGGGTCGAGCAGGTGGTGCGCTACAACGATGAGCTTTTCGGCACCATCGACTTCTTCGCGCTCAAAGGCGACACCTTGCACGTGGTCGATTTCAAGGGCGGCGCCGGGATCAAGGTCGAGGCGATCGACAACAGCCAGTTGCTGACCTACGCGATGATGGTGCTCGAACTGATCGCGGTCACGCCGATGGCGGCGATCCCGAAGCAGGTGCATCTGCATATCGTGCAGCCGCTGTTCGTCGGCGATGCGCCGATCCGCGGCGCCAGCTACAGCATCGAGCAAATGCTGCGCTGGCGCGGCAAGGTGCTGATGGCGATGCAGGTGGCGAAGTCTGCCGACGCCCCGTTCAACCCCGGCGCGCACTGCAAGTTCTGCCCGGTCAAGCCGCAGTGCCCGGCGCTGCTGGGGCTCGCCGGTGACCTGCCGGCGCCGACCACGCAGGGCAGTCTCTCGCTCCCGCAGTTGAGCGAGTGGTTGCAGAAGGCCGAAGTGGTCGAGACATGGATCGCGGCGCTGCGCGAGCACGCCCACGGCCTCGCCAGCGGCGGCACCACCATCCCCGGCTGGAAGCTGGTAGACAAGCGCGCCACGCGCAAGTGGGCGAGCGAGGATGCCGTGCTCGCCACCGCGAAGAAGCACAAGCTGCACGTGCAGGAGTTGCAACTGCTCTCGCCCGCGCAGATGGAAAAGAAGTTCCGCGAAATCCCGATCGTGCTGCGTCCGCTGGTGACGCAACAAGCGAGCGGCCAGAATCTGGTGCGCGATCCGGCCTACGTGCCGGAAGCGCCCGATAGCAAGCCGGCACTCGACGCCGCGCTGCTCAACCTGCAATACCGTGTCTGAACCTAACCTACTTTAAAGTGAAGGAAGAACCTACCATGAGCAACTTGATTCCCTTTGGTGGCAACGGCGCGCTCGCCAACCCGAGCAAGCTGGCGTCGGCGTTGCAGAACGTCGCGCGTGAATCCGCACCCAACGGCCTGTTCCTGCGGATGGGCAAGGATGGCGTGTGGATCATCGGCATCGAAATGGAGCCGGTCGAGGATGGCGCCGAGTTCGCGGTCAACCCCGCCGGCTTCGGCCACGGCTGGATCGCATGGGGCAAGGCCGAGCGGCTGGGCGAGAGCTTCGTGCCGCTGACCGACATCGTGCCGGCCCCCGGTGCGCTGCCCGATGGCGCCCGCGGCTGGGAGCAGCAGTTCGGCATGCACCTGCGCGACTTCGACACGCAGGCCGATCTGGTGTTTCGCAGCAGCAGCGTCGGCGGCAAGCGCGCGATCGGCGCGCTGGCGAAGGAAGTCGGCGCCCGGCTGGCTGATGGCGACGACAAGAATGTGGCAATCATCACGCTCGACAACGACAGCTACAAGCACAAGGAGTTCGGCAAAATCTACGTGCCGGTGTTCACCATCGAGCGCTGGGTGACGACTGACAGCATCAGCAATCAGGCCCCTGCTGCTGCGGCGAAGGCCGGCAACAAAGCACCGCCGAAGGCGCAGAAGCCGAAGGCGAAGCCGGCCACGCGCGCCCGGCGCTGAGCCACCCACTAGAGGCCCCAATTGCCTCACGCCCGCGCGCTGCACTCCCGAGGCGCGCGGGCGTCTTTTTCTGTGGAAAGAAAACCATGCCCGTCTATGTTATCGGCCCGTCGATAAACGGCCCTGTGAAAATCGGCGTTTCAAACGATATTGAAAAGCGCGTGAAGGAACTGCAAACCAGCCACTACGAGCAGCTACATGTATGGGGTGAAGGCAGCGCCTTTTACTGGAAAGACAAGAAAAAAGTAGCGATCGAGGCAGGCGCGGTTGAACGCTACCTGCACCGCGTGCTCAAAGAGCACCGTATTTTTCCGCGCCACGAATGGTTCAAGCTGGCCCCCCATCACATCATCAGCCCCTACGTGTCGCTGGCGGGGCAATCCCTGTACGGCTACGGCCACCCGCAGCAGGTGTACGACGTGCGGCTACGTTGGCGCCGCTCGGCCTGCTACCGGGCCGCTAATAAGCCCGACCATTACAGTCATCAACTACATTTGAACTTTGCCCAATGAAAAGATTTTGGATCGACATTGAAACCCGCAGCCGCTGCGACCTCGTGAAGCACGGCGTCTATCGCTACGCCGCCGATCCTTCCACCGAAATTCTCATCATCTGCTTCGCGCTCGATGATGGCCTGATCAAGACGTGGCACCGCGGGCAGGCGCTGCCGCCGCTGCTCGGTGGCATCTTGGCAAAGCCGCCGCGCGACGTGCAACTGATCGCCCACAACGCGAGCTTCGAGCGCCACGTGCTGGGCCGCACCTTCCGCGCCGTGCTCGATCCGCGGCACTGGTACTGCACCGCCACGCAGGCCCGCGCGAGCGCACTGGCGGGCTCGCTCGACAGCGCTTCGCGCATGCTCGGCACCAAGTTGTCCAAGAATCGCCGCGGCGCCGAGTTGATCCGCCTGCTGTCGATGCCGCAGGCCGATGGCAGCTTCAACGATGACCCGGTGCTGCTGGCCGAGTTCGCCGGCTACTGCCGCGACGACGTGGCAGTGATGCGCGAGTTGAGCAAGGGCCTGCCGCCGCTGACCGACGAGGCCCGCGCGCTCTACACCGCGAACGAACTCATCAACGATCGCGGCCTGCCGATCGACACCGAGCTATGCACCGCCGCGCTCGGTTACGCCGAGCGCGCCGCGGTCGAGGCCACCGCGCGCATCCAAGCAGTCACCGCCGGCGCGATCAGCAAGTCGCGCGGCACCAAGCTGACGCAGTGGATATACGAGCGCCTGCGCGACCCGCACAAGGCGCTGATGGAAGTCTATCGCAGCGACGAGAAGGGCCTGAGCCTCGACGCCAGCACGCGCGAGGCGCTGCTGGAAGCGATCGACATGCAGCCGGATGATTTCAGCGTTGAAGTGGTGAACGCGATCGAAGCGGCCGAGGATGCGGCGCTGTCGAGTATCTCGAAGTTCGCCACCATGCTCGATCGCGTGAGCAGCGACGGCCGCCTGCGCGGTGCGTTCGTGCAAAACGGCGCTGCGCAGACCGGCCGGTTCAGCAGCACCGGCGCGCAACTGCACAACTTCCCCCGGCTGGTGGCCGATGATCCCGACGCGCTGCGCCAGCAACTGCTGCGCCGCGACGTGCTCGATGGCAGCGTGCTCACCGCTTTAAAGTCCATGCTGCGCCCGGCGATCAGGCCGACCAAAGGCTTCATCGTGCGGGCCGATTGGAACGCGGTCGAGGCGCGCGGGCTGCCGTGGCTGGCCGGCGCGCCGGGGGCGGCCTACCTCGAAACGTGGCGCGACGAGCGCCGCGACCTGTACGTGGAGCAGGCGCAACTGGCCGGGCTCGGTGACCACCGGCAGGGCGGCAAGGTGGTGGTGCTGTCGCTCGGCTACGGGGGCGGCCCCAACGCGCTCCTGCGCATGGGTAAGGCGTACAGCGTGACCATCCCCGATCCGGTGCAGGTGGTGCGCAACTGGCGCGCGGCCAACTCGTGGGCGCCCGAGTGGTGGTACGCGCTGGAAGGCGCGGCCTACACCGCGCTGCGGCTGCGCGACAGCACGTGGATCACGGCCGGGCGCATCAAGCTGGCCGCCGATGCGTTCGGCCTTGCGATGGAGTTGCCGAGCGGCCGGCATCTGCGCTATCCGTTCGCCGAGTTCGAGTGGCAGCGCGATCAATCCAAGATCACCTACCTCAAGGCGGCATGGAAGCCGAAGGCCAACGCGCCGACGTGGCCGCGCGCCACCATGTGGCACGGCACGCTGGCCGAGAACGCCACGCAGGCGACGTGCGGTGACCTGCTGCGCGGCGCGATCGTGCAGAGCATGGTGGACGGCCTGCCGCTGATCGGCCACGTGCATGACGAGTTGATCGGCGAAGCGCCGACCGCGCGAGCGGCGCGCGATCTTGCGCGGGCAATGCAGTCGCGTATGCTTGCGTTGCCGTCTTGGGCGCGCGGCCTTCCGCTTGCGGTCGAGACTGACAGCGCGCCCTACTTCCGCAAATAAAAAAGACCCGGCAGCGTGGTGACGCTGCCGGGCCGGTGTTGCTTTACTCACCCCCACGTTAAGGAAGCGAGACATGAGCCACCACCTAACGGAGTTGACCCAATGACCAGAACCGTACCACAGACAGGCGTTACGTTACCAACCCTCGCAACTTTCCCCCTGCAAATGCGGCAGGCCCAGCGCTGGCTGTTGTGGGCCGGCGACAAGATTCCGCACTACGTGAGCGGCCGCCGCCGCCACGGCAAGCTCGACACCCCCGCCGACGTGGGGCAGCTAGTCGATGCCAAGACTGCCTACGCGGCGCTGAAGGCCGGCAAGGGCCGCTACAACGGCCTTGGCTTCGCGCTCGGCGCCGGCTGGTACGGGCTCGACCTCGACCACGTGATCGACCCCGCCACCAAGACGATCCTGCCGTGGGCCGACAACTTGGCGACGGCCTGCGTGGTAGCGGGCATGTACGCTGAAGTGTCGCCATCGGGCACCGGGCTGCATACGATCGGCTGGTGGCATGAGGAATGTACCTTTCGCAACGGCAAGCAATGCGATCACGTCGAGGCGTACCACTCAGGGCGCTACTTCACGATGACCAGCAACGCCGGCCCTTGCACGGACGGCCGCCGGCCACCGCGCAGGGTGGTGGCCGAGCCGATGATCGCGCTGTCGCTGCTGCCGGCGCTGCGGGCCTTGGGCGCGCCAACCGGGTTGCGGCTGGTGGCTGGGGATGGGCCTGCGGAGCCGCAGAACGACGCCAGAGCGATTTTGCCGGGCAAGGTGACCACACGGTGGCTGGCCGATCGCCCGGCGGCTGTAGAGGCGCTGGCGGCCCTGTCGTCGGACTGCCCGCACGATCGCTGGCGCGACGTGGGGCTGTGCCTGCACCATGCTTCGGCCGGCGCCGCCGATGGGCTGGCGTTGTGGGAGCAATGGAGCGCCAAGGCCGCGGGCAAGCCGGGCCACGATGGGCCGCGCTACGTGCCGGGGCATTGCGCGGCACGCTGGGCCAGCTTCGGCAACACCGCGGCCAACACCGCCAAGCCGCTGACGCTGGGCACGCTGATCCGCATGGCCCAGCAGGCGCGCCCGGCCGAGGCGCCTGAGGGTGAGCCGGCGCCGAAGCCGCCGCGGGTGCTGCCGGGCAACCTGCCGGATGCGTTCGATGATGACGAGCTTGACGCGATGGACATTCAGCCGACGCGCTGGCTGGTGGCCGACCTGATCGCGCCGGGGCTCACGCTGCTGGCGGCGCCACCGAAGGCGGGCAAGAGCTACCTCGCCTTGCAGATGGGCTTGTGCGTGGCCGCCGGCAAGCCGTTCCTCGATCGTGAGACAACGGCCTCGCGTGTGAGCTACTTCGATCTTGAGCAGTGGCATGGGCTGATCCGGCCGCGCCGTAACGCGATCAAGCAGGCGCACGCGATCGGGGCGGTGCCGCTGCGCTTCCGCCTCACGATGGATGCAGGCGACGGCGCGCTGGCGGCGATGGCCGAGGAAATCGACGCCGGCTCGAAGCTCATCATCGTTGACCTGTTCGCCCGCGTGCGTGACGAGTTGGCCGAGGATGCGAAGAAGAACGCCTATGCGCGCGACTACGTGGCGATCACCAAGATTGCAGACTTTGCCTTACAGCACCCCGACGTGGCGATCGTCGTCATTCATCACGCCAACAAGGGCCGACACGATGAATGGCAGGCCAAGATCAGCGGCAGCTATGGGCTCACCGGCGGATCGCACGCCAACGTCTACATGGCGCGGCCCGATCTGCGCGGCATGGAAGATGACGACCGTGATGCAGCGTTGAACTACCGCGTGCTGATGGCGCAGGGCAAGCAGGTCGAAGAGCAGGAAGTGGTGATCGAGAAGATGGCCGCGGGCGGTGGCTGGCAATGCTCGCAGATGAAGCCGTGGGAAATCAGCGCCACGCTGTTGCAGACCAAGATCATGCTGCTGCTGGCGCCGCGCTATCCCGCGTACACCACGGCGAAGGAAGTGGCCGACCTGACCGGGCGCACGGCGAGCAGCGTGAGCAAGCTGCTGAGCCGCATGGCGCAGCGCGGCACGATCGAGTCGGCCGGGCAGGGTGCCGCCGGCTACCGGGTGAAGCGCTGACGCCCGGCGCGCGGACACCGCAAGGTGTCCGCGCGCCTCGCGCACGTGCGCGTGTAGATATCATTTCATTTCTAGTCATAAGTGTCATATGTTCCTATGTAGGCATAGGACATTTGGTATGTCCGAGGCGTGTCGGAAGTGTCTGATGTGAGCGGGCGCTAGCATCGGACACTTCCCCCTAGAAACGTATGTATAGATCGTGCGCACCCGCGCGACACGTGCGCGAATACGCCCGCCGTCGAAGATCGTCAAGCGGTGTACGGCCGGGGCGAACGCGCGCAGAATCTGCCGCGTTCGAGGGGGCGAGGTAAAAGGAATTGGCGAACGAAATCAAGATGAGCACCGGCGGGGCTGTCGCCGTGGTCGCAGGCAAGCGCCGCGGGCGTCCTGCGGGGCATAGCGTGCCCGAGCGCGTGCGTACGCAGATCAAGACCGCGCTGCTGGTGACACGGCTGCACAAGATCGCGTGCGGTGAAGTGGAAGCCGAGCCGCATCAGGTAACGGCTGCACTAGGTCTGCTGCGCAAAGTGCTGCCCGACTTGCAGGCCACGCTCATCAGCGGCGATCCGCAGTTGCCGCTCACCATCATCACGCGAGCCGAGTGATGCCGCGCGACGGCGAAACCTTCGAGTTGGTTTTAAAGCTGCGGCCGTGGCAGCATCCGCTGCGCAACTACTTTAAAGCGGGCGGCACGCGCGCCGTCGAGATTGCGCATCGGCGTGCCGGCAAAGATCGGGTGGCGCTGTTCATCGAGTTGGAGCAGGCGCTGCGTTCGCCGCGGGAAATCTGGCACTGCCTGCCGACCTACAAGCAGGCGCGCAAGGTGGTGTGGGACGCGCTCACTGGCGACGGCGAGCGCCTGATCAGCAAAGCCTTCCCCGAGCGCATCGTCAGCAAGCGCACCGAAGATGAAATGAAGATCGAGCTTGTGAACGGCTCGCTCTGGCGCCTCGTGGGCGCCGACAGCTTCGACATGCTGGTGGGCGCCAACCCGCGCCACGTGACGTTCAGCGAGTACGCGCTGACCTCACCGAAAGCCTACGAGTTCGTGCGCCCGATCATCGCCGAGAACGGCGGCACGCTGCTCTTCATCACCACCCCACGCGGCTACAACCATGCGCATGCGCTGTACGAGTACGCGCGCCACAACCCGACGTGGTACGCCGGCTTCCATCCCGCCAGTGCCACCGGGCTGATCCAAGCCGACGTGCTCGAAGAAGAGCAGCGCACCATGCCCGATGAACTGTATCGGCAGGAGTACGAGTGCGATTTCAGCGCGGCGAACGTGGGCTCGATCCTCGGCACCTACCTGATGGCGGCCGAGCGCGAGCACCGCATCGTCAACGCCGACCTGTACGACCCCGCCGGCGCGCCGGTCGAGTTGTTCAGCGATATCGGCTTCCGCGATGCTGCGGCGTGGTGGTGGGTGCAGCCGTGCCGCGGTGGCTTCAACATCATCGACCACGATGAGGCCACCGGGCTCGATGCTGAGCAGTGGATCGAGCGCCTGCGGGCCAAGCCGTGGAACATGCACGGCCGCAAGCTGGGCTGCGTGCATCTGCCGCACGATGCCCGCGCCAAGACCTTCCGCAGCCGCCACACCGTGGTCACCGTGTTCCTCACCAGCGGCCTCGCCGAGCGCTACAACGTGGTGCCGCAGACCAGCATCCCCGATCGCATCAACGCGGCGCGCGTGTTCATCCGCAGTTGCGTGTTCAGCCGCGCCGCCTGCGCCGCGGGCCTGCATCATCTGCGTGAATGGCACTTCGCCTTCGATGAGGAACGGCACAACTTCAAGCGCGAGCCTGAGCACGATGAGCACTCGCATACAGGTGACGCCTTCAGCTACATAGCGGTCGCTTTAAAGCCGTTCGTGATACCTGCCGAAGTGCCCGCGCCGCGGGACATCGGCTCGCCGGCCAACTATGCGTTCGATCTGGAACGCCTCTTCGGGGATCGTGATGCCGCCTGATCTGCCACCGCCCGCACCACCGCAGCAGCAGCAAGCACCGCCGCCGGGTGACTACCTCGCGCCGCCGACTGCGCAGCAACCCGATGCGCAGCGCGAGCAGCAGGAGCACATGACGCCCGAGTATTGGGCCAAAGAGATTGCGGCCTCGAAGAAGTGGCTGCAAAAGTGGCATGCGCGCGCCAAGACGATCGAGCGCAAGTACCTGCTGGCCGAGCAGGACGCCAACGCCGGCAGCAACGGCCGCGACACGTCGCGCTTCCCGCTGTTCTGGGCGAACGTGCAGACCACGCTGGCCGCGATGTACGGGCAGATTCCCAAGGTCGAGGTCGATCGCGCCAACTTCGATCCCGGTGACGACGCGGCGCGCGTGGCCGCGCTGATCCTCGAACGCATCTTCCAGTTCGAGGCCGATGATCTGGAAAACAGCCCCTACTACGTGATGCAGGACTGCATCCTCGATCGCCTCGTGGCGGGGCTCGGCGTGTCATGGGCGCGCTACGAGTTCACCAGCAAGGAGTTCCCGATCGCCGGCGTGCTCGATGAGCAGGGCGGCCAGTTGATGATCCCGATAATCACCGAGGAACGCGCGCCGCTCGACTACGTGCGCTGGTCGGACTTCCTGTTCAGCCCCTGCAAGCGCTGGCAGGAACGGCGCTGGGTTGCGCGCCGCGTGCCGATGACCGGGGACGCCTT